GACGTGCAACGCTTGGTCTTCACGTCGATTCTGGTGCCTTGACTCGTGTATAAGTCGTAGTGGGGAGTGGGGGCGTGTTTATAATCCAAGTAGTCCCGTATGAGGAGCTCCCCGAGGAAACCGGCTGGACCGCCGGCACCCCGTGTGATACTACCTTGGAGCCCAGTTGAGCTCCCTTGTAGTCGTGCTTCTTTGATTTGTGCGTCAGTGGGCGTGATCTCGATCATAGTCTCTCCGGAAACGTAGTTTGTTCCGTAGATTGTAGATCATCTTATGGGCATCTGCAAGGACTTCCCTAGGTCCCAAATTGGGATTCAATTCACAGGCGTCCATGTGGAGCTTGAGTCGGTCGAGCATTCTCTGAACGTCTGCGTCCTTCATGCGGCCACCTCCACACGCTCCTCCTTCGTTTCCGGCCAACCCCAATCACCTACCATCCCATTCGCATTGTAGTCCGTCACAGTGCCCTCAAAGAAGTTCTTGTGACTCGCCCCATTAACAACCCAGTCGAGCCACTCTACGGGGTTCTCCTTGACTTTCCAGTTACCCTTGAGCCCGAGCATGATCAAGCGACGGTCTGCTAGGTACCGAATATACTGTTTAATTTCTTCAGCACTAACGCCTTCAATTCTTCCCATTTCAAACGCATTATCAATAACTTTGTCTTCGAGAGCGACACCCACTCTGAACATGTCGTAGATATCTTTTTTGAAATCGTCTGTAACAATTCTCGGATGTTCATCACAAAACTCCCTAAATAATTTAACCATACCTTCACAATGCATACTCTCATCTCGTATGCTCCACTCAACAATCTCACACATGCCTCGCATCTTGCCAAACCGTTGGTAGTTCAAGAGCATCGCAAACGCACTGAAGAGGGCCATCCCTTCATTCATCACGCTACGTGCAATCGACTTGGCAACTCCCGCGTGGGATTGCATGTCAATCTCGCCCATGAAGTCTACCTTGTCAGCCATCGCTTTGTACTCACGAAACGCAGAGAACTCTGACTCCGGCAACCCGAGGGTGTCGTTAAGCAACGCATAGCTACGCTGATGGACAAACTCACGGTTAGCAAAACTTGTGAGCATTGCGCGGATCTCGTTGTTCTTGAGCTTGGGAATGTAGTACTCGAGGTAGTTTGTTCCTACCTGTACGTCAGACTGCGTGAACAGTTTGAGTATCTGAGTGATGTGGTGCTTCTCCTGTGCAGAGAGCTTGCCCCCTTGCCACTGTGCCACATCCTCTTGCAGTTTTGCCTCCCATTCTCCCCAGTGAACTTTTTCATGAGAAACTGCGTACTCCACAGCCCAAGGGTATTTAAATGGTTTGTAAACCTTTGACTCTTCTAATAAAGACATCGTAAGTCCTTGTTTTATTTGTTGGAAAAAAAGGCCCCTTTCGGGGCCACAAAACGCCGGGGATCAATCCGGCTAGGGGAGAAAACTTACATCCCAATATCTATGTTAAGACTTCCCCTCGAGGTCGTCAAGCTGTTTCAATTTAATTTCGAGTTGCAATAGCTTCCAGTTAAGATCATCCGCTTTTTCAAATTTTCTCTTGACCGAAGCTTTCAGGATCTTGTGGTAAGTCCGTAGCATTTTTTGTTTGATCTTGTGCATTGTTAAATATCCTATCCCAGTTGTTGTTATATTTTTTGTTGTCATATGGACGTCGAGCATCACCCTTACCTGTGTGAGTCCTCGTCATCGTCCTCCATCTCTTGTCCGCTTTCGTTGTCATACTCGACATCTCCACTTAGTTGTTCAAACATATCCATGATCCCACTAAAGCACATCGGGCAGAGGGAGAAGGGTATAATACCGATGTACCCTTGCATTCCGCCCTCTGACTCTATGTCAAACTCACAGGTACAGATGTTACATGTAACGTCAGGGGTTAGCCGTGACATGACAAGCACTCCTCCGCGTCTTGTAGAGCCACTCTTTCAACTGCGACTCCAACTTTGTCTGCCTCGACACCCGCATCTGTGCGGAGGTAATAAAGGGATTTGAGTTTAGACTTCCACGCGCGAAGGTGTACCGAGTTAACATAAGACGCCGGCGAACCAGCAGGGAAAAATAGATTGACGGATTGCGCTTGGCAAATATAGGGTTGTCGATCACCCGCGTGGTCAACGACGGCCCCTTGATCGATTTCATACGCAGTTTTAAAAACGTCCCTCTGTTCATCCGACAGAAACTCCAAGTGCTGAGCAGAGCCTTGAGCATTAACGATGCTTTTCCACGTTTCTTGAGTATTCTGTCCGAGAGCATCTAAGACCTCCTCGAGGTTTGGGTTCTTGACGAGATGAGCACCCGCACGAGTACGATGGGTATAAGCATTAGACTTAATAGGCTCAATGCTAGCACTACACCCACAGATAATAGAACTGTTAGCGTTTGGAGCGATAGCGAGAAGGTGAGCGTTCCGACGTCCCGTACCAACCATGTCAGGAGCCTCGCCCTTCTCTTTGCCAAGACGCACACTTTCCGCGTGAGCCTGTGCGTGTATGTCGGCAAATATCCGTTGGTTCGCAAACTTCGCGCTAATGCTGTTCCACGGGATTTCATTCTGCTGTAAATACCCATGCCAACCCATCGCTCCTAGGCCGATAGACCTTTCTCTTTTAGCTGAGTAGACAGCCTTTCCCAGTTCTCTTGGTGCATTTTGGATAAAGAATTCAAGGACGTTGTCCAAGAATCGAACCAAGTCTCCAACCATTCCTGTTCCTTTCCACTCGTCGTACTTTTCGAGGTTGACCGAGCTGAGGCAACAGACTGCTGTGCGTTTTTCAGATGTAGGGAGAGTGATTTCAGAGCATAGGTTAGAGCCTCTAACTGAGAGTCCAAGTGCTTTCTGAGAATCTGGTAACCTTCGGTTGGATTCGTCGATGAAGTGTAAGTAAGGTGAGCCAGTTCTGAACCGAGCTTCAAGTATTCTTTCCCACAGTTCTCTAGCTGGGATCGAATCTCTGACATCTCCGTCATTAGGGTCTCGTAATTGCCATTCTGTTCCATGTTCTACTGCCTCCATAAAAGCATCTGTAATGTTAACGGCGTTGAACAGGTTAAAACATTTCCTGTTGGTATCGCCAGTGGGTACTTTAAAGTTAATGAATTCGATGATGTCCGGATGGGATACATCGAGGTAGGCGGCATATGATCCCTTACGGGTACGCCCTTGTTTCCACGCAGTCATCCCTGAGTCGACGACTTTCATGAAAGGTATTGGTCCGGGGGCTTTATCTGAAATCCCACGTACACTAGACCAGTGTCCTCCGACGCCGCCTCCCTTTACGGAGAGCCAAGCAACTTCAGAATTATGGCTGATGAGAGACTCAAGATTGTCGCCAACATAAGTGAGAAAGCAAGAGATTGGCAATCCTTTTGGCTCAACTCCGTCAAGCGGTGCGTTTGAAAGCACAGGACTAGCGAACATAAACCAACGCTTAGAAGCGTAATCATAAATACGTTGAGCGAAGCCATAATCCCCCTCACAATATGCCAAAGCCGCCCGAGCAAAAGCCTCCTGTGGGCTGGACTCATCGGGCAACATATAATAATCCGTGAGTAACTTCAGGGCTTGTGCGCTAAAGTTCTCATCACGGTCGTAGTCGATGGCAATCCTGCCACAGTACATTTGTTCCATTATTTCTCCGAAAGTTCTTTTTCTGCGCGGGTAGCGTACCACTCAGCTTTGCCCGCATTCATCAAGGGGGTATCTTTATCGTTGACCCGTAGTAAATATTTTAACGAGTTTCCGAGTAAATATCCAGTGAATTGTTCTTCCGTGAGTACAGACTTAATTACCTCAATGGCTTCAAAGTCTTTCTTCTTGTAGTGTTCAGGGTTCTTCCAATCTGTCATTGCAGTTCTCCAAATTTGGCAGTAATGACATTGCCCTCCATGCTCTTGATACGGTCACGGTGTTCTGGCTTTAGCTCTTCTTCTGGGACGACTTCGCCCAGTGCCTCCAGCGTAACCCTTTCCAGTCCCATGTCGTAGAGGTCATCGAAGTTTTCGTGGACAGCCCCGAGTAATCCCTGAAGGATGACATAAGTCGGATCATATGACGTTGTACCATCAATTTCCACCTGAGTATCTTTAGTTGCGTATGCACGGATAGCAAAGCCATCCTCGTCCCCATCTTCATCTTCTAAAGGCTCCAAGACAATATAGTAACGCCCCTTCAATAAGCCAGCTTGCTCGAGGGCGGCGATTTTATCTTCATCAATAGTCATACTTTCTTCTCCAACCACTCGAGTGGTATTGTCCCATCAGCCCAGAGGATACCATGCTTATCACACCATTTCCCATACGTCGTCTGACTAGAACGGTTAAGTTTGTTTGATGCTCTCAAGAATAACATACGTATGTCAAAAACCACATTCTGTTTAATCACGAGTAGCATCTTCTGCCTGTCCGCAGGGCTGAAGAACCCCTTGGCTTCAATGTAAATATCTTGTTCCGGAAGATAAAAATCCGGCGTATAGACTTTAGGTTTCGGTTGGTACGTTAACTTTTGAGACTCATACTCATACTTAACTCCTTGTTCTGCAAGGAATTTTGCTACCGTGAGCTCGTAGTCAGAGCGGAACTTATGTCGTTGGGGCTTACTCATAGGTTTATAAGTTCCTGTATCGATTGAGAAATTCTATCATGCAATTTGGGAGTTGTACTCCTGATTTGCAGGAGTGCATGGGAGTACTCATCTCCGGGGAAAATCACCACACGTCCCTGTCGTATTGCATTAGAAATACGTATCAGTTCATCTGTGGCTTTCTTACCGTCCCGCTCCCAAGTTTCGTGCCCTAAAGGTTGACCGAAGTGTTGCCACATAGTCAACGGCAAGCACCTCTCAAAGTTACGTGCCCACCTAACCCACGGGTCGCCGGCCTTCTTGTCAGCCGATTCGATATAGACTGCGTAGGCTCCCTCATTCAGATAGAGAAGCTTGCGGTCCACTTTCTGTGTCATCAGAAGGGGCATCTTTTGTCTCCACAACAATCCTACGTAGGGTAGCTAGGCCGTCTGCTTTGACTCCTAAGCCATAGTCTTCGCAGTTAAGTTGGCAGAATATGCGTCCGCGTTTGTAAGTCATGTCCGCTATTTGATAGATGGTGTTGTATTGCACACCTTCTAACATCGGACGTAACTCGTCGTAAACCATTTCATTATGCTTTTCAACATCTTTCATGATTCGATCACGTAACTTGATAATCTTGCCCTGTAGCTCAATTACCTTTTTGATATCTGTGGTTTTCATAATTCCTTGACCTTCAATGTGTGATACCAAACAAGGGGTTTTTGCTTGGCCTTAGACGTAACTTTTTCGTACTGCACAGCTTTCGGCCAACACTCCTTACGGTAGCCACAGAATGTACAGTTCTTACTCAACACTTTATTCCCTGTCTCGTGGACAGTCCCATCCTTGCGGTAGGTTTCCGGAACAGGGTCCATCGGCGGCTTCTTGAATTTGAAGTTCGACATGAGAGCTTCTACGTTCTTCTCAGCTACCCGCAGGGCTTCAACTCTATCATCCTTCTGGTCATCAGGAGCTTGTACAAACTGGATCTCACCGCTGGACTTGTCTACAACAATCCACCCCCCAAAGTCCTTTCCTTTGGACTCTGCGTAGAGGTGACCCTGTACAATGTACCCGAAAGGATCATCTTCCTTGATTCCTTCGTATCCTTTACCGAACTTCTGTGAATAAGAGTATGGACTGGCTGACTTCACGTCCCAGACCTTCTCTCCGTCCACAGGATCGTCGATAACCAGATCGAGGGTGCCCTGTACCTCCTCACCACCAACGGCTAGCTGGCAGGTTCCCTGTGCCTCTGTGATCTTTACGCCGGCTCCCTTGAGGATAGCCATCACAGCGCACTCAACGAGATCGCCAATGAGGAATCGTAGGATTGCGTTGTAGGTCATCGCCTCCTCGACACCATCCCGTCCATGTACTTGTTGACAGAGAGGCTTACCGAGTCCACTCATCCGTATACGCCACTTAGGGTCACGGTTGAATTGTTTCTCGAGAGCTCCCCGACAATCCTTTTCAAACTCCTCAAGCACAGAAGGGGAAAGCGATGCTTCCCCCCTCGTGGCCGCTTGAAGGAAGTTCTTAACCTGAACTTCCGCAAGCATCAGTTAAAGTCCGCCGCAAGATCAACTTCCTGTTCGCTAGCTTTCGCCTTCGACGCCTCCTTGTGTTGCTCGAGGATGTTAGCGTTGGACGCTTTCACTGTTTCGAGGAACATAGACATTGTCTCCATTGTGTCATCATCCATCGCTACAGTATCTTTTTGCGTGAACACCGGAGTAAAGTACGTGACACTACCCATCTTGTTACGCTTTGTAGTTAACTCGAACACAACCTCAGTCATGAGAGTGTTGCGGCCGAGACGCTCAATCGCCTCACGAGCAGGGCGGAAGCCTGAACGCTTAAAGTAAGTCATGACCGGATAGTTCTCGATCTTAACTTCTGTACCGTCCGCTGTCTTACCGTCCATCGTAATCAAGGCGTAGAATACCTGATTACACGTTGCTAGACGTGAAGCTAATGTCTTAGGATGTTTATCCCCTAGCTCTTCCTCCTCTGACTTAGACAAACGGCCACACTTGTTTCCGCC